CCGCCGACCGCCTCGCCGCTGACCAGGCGCGGGATGGCCACCATACCGGGCCAGCCACGGCGGGCTTCGAAATCGGTCAGATCCGGGTGATAGAGCAGATCTTGCGTGCCAGGATCCGCGAGCCCGCGCGCCTGCAGGTAGCTCTCGGCCAGGCTGCCCGCGAGTGGCATGCACCCGTCGAGAATGCGCCGGATTTCCAGAGTGTGGTCGGGACACGCCGGAGATGTCGGCCGGGGCCGCGGAGCGACGTCATGCTCCAGATGCGCAAGCCGCGCCGCCTCGTCGAAAAGCCGCCCCTCCGTCAGGCCGGTGCCGTGGTAGATCAGATCGACCGGGCCGGCGCGCTCGCCCGTGGCAAAATCGAAGCCCCAGCCCGCATAGGGGCCATCGAGGTGAATGATGCACGACCCTTCGCCGCGCGACGGGCGCCCGGAGAGGTCGGCGCAACGCAGCGCCCGGCGATCATGCGTCAGCCGCGCCTCGGGAAAGAGCGGCGGCAGCCAGTCGCGGGCGGACTCCACGAGCCGGGCCTTGATCGCGCCCAGATCGTGGCGGGCGGGCGGCGCCCAGACATCGTTCAGGTCGATCATGGTCGGGCTCACGCCAGCAGGACGAGGCCGCGCTCGGCGCGGGTGATGGCGGTGTAGAGCCAGCGACGACGGTCGATCTCGGTGCGGCCCAGCCCGTCGTCCCAGACGATGACGTTTTCCCATTGCGAGCCTTGCGCCTTGTGCGCCGTGATGGCCCAGCCGAAGGTCGCTTCGGTCAGATGCTTCTTGTCCTTCCAGTCGCGGTCATGGCGGGTTCGGTCGAAGGCGACATGGTCCTCGAAATGCCCCTTGTAGAGGCGCAGCCGGCCCGGGCGGCCGTCGCGATCGACCGGCCCGACGCGCCGCCCGTCCTCGTCCGTCACCACGGCCGAGAAGAAGAGGCTGCCCTCGTCGACGATATCCTCCAGCGTCACGAACATCCCGTTGATAAGCCCGAGGTCGTTCTGGTTCTTCAGGCAGACGATCTTTTCGGCCCCGCCGGTGGGCAGCCATGTGTTCCCGAGCCCCGCGGCGGCGCGCATCGCGTTGTTGATCTGCAGCCGCGTCGCGTTCATTCCGCAGATGAGTTGGCCACCGTGGAGTGCCTGTTCAGGCGTAACGTCGCCCTTTCTCATCTTTGCCACATGGGCGTCATAGCTGCCAAAGCCGATGGGCTCGCCGGTCCGCGCCATGGTCGCGAGGCGGATGATGGCGCTCTCAGCCGCCTGGCGGTGGATCTCTGTCAACATGATGTCGGGCGCGTCGCGGGTAAAAGCGCCGTCGCCCTTGATGGGGGGCAACTGGCCGGGATCGCCGAGCACGAGGATGGGTTTGCCGAAGCTCATCAGATCGCGCGCCATGTCCTCGCCCACCATCGAGACCTCGTCGAGTACGATCAGCCGTGCATCGGCCGCGTCGCTCTGCGGGTTCAGCGCAAACCGCGGGTGCTTCATCGCCGAAAGCGCCTGGCGCATCGCCTCGATGGCAGCCTCGGCCGTGGTGCGGTCGAACCCGCTCAGGCGCCGCGCGGCGTCCTCGGCCTCGCGGAGGCGCTTGCCGGCGGCCTCGACCTCTTCCTCGGTCGCCTCGGTCACCGAGTAGATCAGACTGTGGATGGTGCGTGCAGGCGTGCCCTTGCGCGTCAGCACGAGCGCCGCCTTGCCGGTGAAAGTGGCCGTGACCACCCCCGGCACGCAGGGGCCATCCTTCGCGCTGCGATGGGGGGAGAGGCCAAGCTCGTCGAGTGCGAATTTCAGCACCGTACTTTTCCCACTCCCGGCGTACCCGAACAGCCGGAAGACCTGTTGCTCGTCGGTCCGGGTCTCGAACCAGTCCCTGATCTCGCGAATGGCCGCAGCCTGCGGGGGCGACGGTGTGAAGCTGCTCATGCCGATTGTCCTTTCACGATGTAATCCTTGACCACCCCGCCGCGCGCGGGATCGCCGACCTGGCATTGGCGCACGAAGACCCGGCGGCCGTCGGCGAGCTGACGCCAATGGCCCCGCCGGACATGCCAGCGCGGAGCGGCATGCGTGCCGCCCTGCAGCGCGGTCCTGGCGCGCAGCCGCTCCGGATCGATGGTGATCTGATGCCAGGTCCAGCCGCGCACGCCCGCCTTGGCGTATTTGCGGCGCTGCGCGGGGCTGACGGTACGGGGTTTGACCTCGGCCACCTGTGACAGGATGCTCAGAGCGCGCCAGACGATGCCCGTGGCCACTTCGCCATAGATGTTGATCTCTTCCTCACCCAGCTTCGGGTTCGGATAGCCTTCTGCCAGTCCGGGCTCGGTGAACACGGCATGGATCAGGCAGTCCGTCCATCTCCGTCTCGATCTGTCCTTGAAGACGAAGCCCGCTTCGACTCGATCGTCGAACTGGCGCGCATAGACGAGCAAGGCGGAACGCCGCGGGTCTCTATCCTTGACCTCGAACACGACGCCAGGATGCGGCAGCCTCAGCGGCCCTCCCGTGATCCGGGGGCGTAGCGCCGCTATTTCGTCGCTGTCGAAGGTTTCCTGATCGGCAAAGTAATAGACCGGTGCGGACTCGATGCCCTCGAAGAGAAACCCGAAGATCGACTTCTTCCGGAAGTGGGGTGCCACTCGCTTGAATTCGTATGCCTGTGGAATCATTGCGGTGACCTCCAGCAGCGCTGCGCCCATGCACAGGGCGGATGCCAGTGACCGGCCGACATGCCGCCCTTGCAGACGACCGAGGTCGGTTCCGCGACCGCGCGCGGCAGCATTTCCTGCGCGTCGGACGCCCGCACGACCTCGACGGCGCGGTCGCTCATCCGCTGCGCCAGCGCCGCATCGAAGGGCATCAGTTCGGCGTAGATTTCCTGCGTGTCGCGATTGAGCGCGGTGAAGAGCGCCGGGTGCGGCAGGTCCATGTAGGCCTGATAGAGCGCGATCTGAGCGGCATAGACCGGCTTGGCGACGGTCACCCCGCGTTTGACCGCATCCTTCCAGCTCGAGGCCCCGAGCGCCTTGGTCTCCCAGAGCGCGGGATACGCCATCGCGACAGGCCCGCTGACCAGGCAGCCGTCGATATGCCCCTTGAACCGGCCATCGAGGGCGGTGAACCCGAATTGCCGTCCATCGGGGCGTTCGGTGCGCAGATCGAACCCGGCAAGGCGCAGCCAGCTGGCGACCATGTCCTCGCCGCGATGCCCGGCCTCGAATATCCGCAGGGTCTTCGGGGCAAAGTCCTGCCCCTCATCCTTGGGCACGGCCAGGAAATCGTACTGGATCTGGCGCAGGCAGGCGCGGCCCAGCCCCGAGGAACTGACATAGCTGCGCGGGCGCTCGTCCTGCTGACGGGCGGTGAGGCCGGCATCGATGGCGGCGCCCAGGGCGGAGTTGATGTCGGGCAGAGCGCGCGGCTGCACATACTGCGCACCCGACCCGTGGTTAAGGTCGATCATGACCGTGCCCTCCGCCGTTTGGCAATAGCGCCGGGATGACGGTCTCCGGTCCTTCCGCGGCAGTACTTGAGGAACCCCGGCGCATTCAGGTTTTCGCGCTGGGTCCCCCAAGCCAGGTTGTCGGCGCGGTTGTTCGCGGCGTTCTCGTCGAGATGCATGACGACCGCACCGTCGAATGGGGCCGTACCGTGGAACGCTTCAGCGACGAGCCGCGCGACCTTATAGGTCTTGCCTCGCAACACGAAGATGAAGCGAGCATCCTGCTTGTTCCAGACACCGAAGGTCGGCGTTCCTCCATAGGGTCTCTCACTGCCATTCGGCATCGGGCCGCGATACGGTTTCAGCATCACGCGCCCTTCGCTGCTCACCAGCACGTCGTGGACGCTGGGGTTCATTCTCCAGGTTTCACCGTTGGTCATGTTACATTCCTCTAAAACGGCAGAGGGTCGTCGAGGACCGTGCCCGTGCGCTCCGTGCACGCGGCCTGCGTCTGCATGCTGTCGATGTATCCGGTGACCGCCGCCTCGATGAGTTGGTCGATCTCCGCGGCGCTGCGGTCGAAAAAGGGTGCCATCAGGCCGAGCTCGGTCAGCGCCTCGGCGAAATCCTTGCGGGCATCGCGGATGGCGCGCGCCTCGCGGGCGGTCTTGTCAATCATTCCGTGGCTCCTCTGGGCGAGGTCCGCGCCGATGTCCTGGCACCGCCGCGAACAGAATTGGTACGAAGGAAAGCGCGCCCATTGCAGGCGCAGACAGAACCCGAAGCCGCGCGCCTCGCGCGCGCAGATGGCGCAGACGCGGGCCTCGCCGCTCACCCCGTGAGCAGGGTTTCGAGATCCGTGTGCTGCCCCGGCGCTTCCCTGGTCTTTTGCGACGCCAGAACGACGAAGCGGCCTATGGCCACCGAGGCCATGGCGTCGAGATCGGTCAGCGCGAGGCTTGCGATGGGCCGATCCAGTCTTCCGCGGGCCTCGAGCCATGTGCCTATCTCCCATGCTGCCGCGCGCGTCACATGCGCCTGCCACTCATCCGGCGTCATCGGCTCAGCTGTTCAGCCAGGCCGGGGCCCCACCGGGTGTGGCGGGTGCTGCAGGGGCTGCGCCGCCTTGCGGCTGTGCTGCCGGCGCCTGAGGCGTGTTGGACCAGCCGCCCTGCGCCGGGGACTGCGCGTTCCAGGCCGGCGGTGTCTGCGCGGGCGCTTTGCGCGGTGCCGCGTTGACCGGATCCGGCGTGACCTGCTCGCCGCGCATGATCGCGGCATAGGCAGACTCACCCGGCAGCACGACATTGGCCAGCTTGTTGCTGTCGCGGTAATTGGGGTTGTCCGAGCTCTCCACCATTATGCGTGCGGCGAAGCTGATCCCGTCGAGCTGCTTGAGCCCGCCGATCACCCGCTTGTCCTTGGCCGCCTGGCTGACATCTGTCGGGTCGAGCCTGAGCGCGCTGTCGATCATCGCCCGGAAGGCGCTCTTGGAGATGTTCCAGCCCTTGGACTGGCCTTTCTCGTCGAGCTTGCCGCCGGCCACGGTGAAGTTCTGCCAGAACTTGCGCCGTGCGAACGGCCCCTCGGTCACGGTGAACTCGCAATCGAGCATTTTCGCATCGCTGTGCGACGAGCTTTTCAGCAGCCCCGCATCCATCTCTGTCGCGCCATTCGTGCCGCCGGGGCGCAGCTTCATCGTCACCTTGGCAAAGGTGCCGTCGGGGATCAGTTCTCCCATTGGGGCCATTTGCGGGGCGGCGTCGTTCAGATCGTAGCTCATGGGTTGGGTCCTTTCCTGGGATCAGTCGGGGTGAGGGAGGGAAGCGGGGGCCGCGCGGCCGTCGATCTTGGCCAGCAGCGCGGCGAGATCGGGCGGCTCCGTCGTGTCGAGCCGGCCCGAGCGGTCTTTCGCGGGCAGCCCCCACGGGTTGCCGGATCTGCAGACGAGGCGGCGCTCGGCGGATTTTTCATCGAGGGTCCATGCCCCTTCGGCGTCCTTGCCGAAGAGCTGCATCGAGATGACCTGGTCGACGATGCCGGGAAGCTCGCGCCCCGCTTTCGTGCCTTCCATCTGCGGCAGCCAGGTCGATGTGCCGAACTCGTCGGTCACCTTTTCCAGCACACCCACGAAGATCACGGTCTTGCCGCGGGCATGCTGAAGGTGCTTCAGCGCCTGGATGACCTCGCGCCCGAGCAGCCCGTAGGCACCGCGCACATCCGGTTTGCCCGTCCGATCCGAGAACGCCTCCGGCTGCTGCTTGGCATAAGCCATGGCCTGGCGCGTCAGATCGCTGATCGAGTCGACGAAGATGATCGAGCGGTCCTTGAGGAACGCTTCGAGCCCGCTTTCGGCGTAATGCGCCTGCACATGCGCGTGATAGCGTGGCCCGTAATAACTGTCGGGGTGCTGCGCCGGATCCGGGCCGCCGATCAGGATCACCAGGTCGCGGAAATCCTCGAAACTGCGGATCGGAA